ACTGCTGCTTGGCAGCAAGCATTCGCTTTTTGAAGACAACACGATCTCCATACATTTTCTCCATCAATTCAGGTAAGAATCCACGAACATCTTTACGATACATCGCACCATTGGCACAAATCGCATTGTCCTTATACAGTTCAAAGTTTATTTCTTCATTAAGGATCTTATCAACTGTTGACGTTGGGTGTCGTTCGTCGAGTAAGGTCTCTGGTGAGATATTGTACTGCATAATAAGATGGGGATACAGACTATTAAGGTCAAAACTAACCACCCAATCATACTTTCCTGGAATCGGTTCTTTGACATATGCCCCCGCATACTTCTCATTTTTATCAGAACGTTCTTTTGGTGGAATAACAATATCTCTCTTCTTCAAATAATTGTAAATGATATTGTCCCACATACGGACCTGATAAAACACATCCGCATAGTTGACCTTGGCGTCATATGCCATAGTCAATGCAAGTTCAATGAGTTTCATCTTGTCTTCCAAACGGTCAACAAGTTCTACGTCAACAATGTTATATTCAATAAACTTCTGCCATCCTTTAGTGTAGAAATCTTTGAAAGTATCGAACTCAGAGTGGTCAAGTTTTTTCTGACCCAACTCCACCTCAGCTATGTAGTCAAGACGGTAAGATTCCTGTGCCTTATAAGTAAACTTTTTATACAGATCGAGATAATCAAGTTGAGTCAATCCACCAACATCAAAGGTGACATGCTCACGTCCTTGAATAAAGATTTTACCTTCAGTCACAAGACCCCAGTTGGAGAATCGTTTCATCAACTTCTCTCCAAGCACCCTGTTGAGGCGCTTACAGATGTATGGAATATCGAACAGTTGGATATTCCAACCAGTCACCACGTCAGGTACATCCTGCATCCAATAGTTGATGAAGTTGCTCAGAAGTTCATGCTCAGTATGACAATGATGATACGTAACATTATCCTGCTTGTTTGCAAAAGGTTTAACTCCCCAAGTAGTAA